TATGAGGTGTGTTTCAGGTGTGTCCGTGCAATTCGAGGTCGAGATGATGTTGAAGCAACGGCAATCGAGTTCCCCGAAGCCATCAGCCGCGCGTTCCTGCTGGCAATGGCGGGCAGTTAACCTTAACCTATCGGTCGATTAACCTATACAGGATAATAGACACCAAAGGTCTATTATCCTGTACAGAATTGTATAGTATAATTACATTACTTCGCAAGAGTGTCCTGGGTTACAGCAAAATACCCTGCTTACGCGGGGTGTTTTGTTTTAGTGCAAATAACCATAAAATTTATTTGCATTTTGATGTATAATCGAACAAATGATCCCGCCTACGAGGTTTCTCGTCATCCCCCCTGTTATCTCCGGGCTGGTAGTCGGATCCGCTAGCTGGATATTTTTTTATTCCATCGGCGTTCCCGGTCGCCCGGCTCTCTCCGCGTTCGCGGTTGGGCTGCTGATTGGGTTTACCCTGGGGATGAGTTACTGGACCAATAGGGTTGTGGGCTATTCCCGCGAGCAGCCCCAGCGGCAATATAATCTAGATTATGATAATCCTGATTTTATTGAGACCCACTACACCGGCGGCGGGATGGAAGGGCATTATGTCCCGCTTCCTATTACCAAAAATCAATTACGCCTGGTTGCCAATCTGATAGTCCAGGGCGCATCGTTTTCGCATGCCACCCTGGCCGGGCCCGGAAAACCATTGACGCGCTCAGAGTATGAGGCATTACGCACGCGCCTGGAACAACGCGGCTGGATTGCTCCCCGAAACCGCAGCTCCCCCAACCAGGGATATGTGATAATAGGGAGGGGGATGGAGCAATTTGAAAGGATTGCAGACAGCACCTCCCTCACCTGGGGTCGCGGATCTGCATTAATCCACAATCCCGCCGTAAGCACACGCACACACACACGCGAGGAGGAGGACGAGTGGACGCCCTGATTGCGTTTGTGGTCGCGCTGGTGATCGGGTTCGTTATGGCCCGCGTCTACGTGGTGCTGATGCAGAGATAGCTTGATTCTAAAAGAGCTAGCCCCCAAGTAGGGGGCTTTTTTATTGCGTGAAATTAAATGCTTTCGATAAGTACTCTTACCATAAGCATAAATATTACAGCCAATAGCCCCAAATCTGCAAATACACATCCATTGTACCTGCACCACTCGCCTGAATTTGATAGTAAATATCCCCATTGGTATCGCATGGCACGATTATAGTGCCACGGTCAAAAAAATCATTCGCCAACCCACTACAGTCAAACCAAGGACCAGAGCTCGGGGTATTATTAGGACTGAGTATCAACCAGCATTCATTCCCTGCGCTTCCGCTATCCCTGACCGCTAGATTGGCTAATATCGCCTTGATCCCCGCTGGCGCGCCGAAGACCGCGCTCAAATCAATCAGCGTCTTGCCCGTTGTGCTATATGCATCCCCATCCCAGCTCGTGCTAGTTAGCGGCGTAGTCAATGGCACAAATTTCGGCAGCGGCATTGCCCGCAACGCCTCTATCGCTGCCCACAGACCCTTTATCTCAGTCTGTAACCGCTCGATCATTCAAGTACCTCGAAGCGCGCGAATATTTGCTCACCGTTCTTGTCCACATGGAAACTTACTGCCCGTATATGTGTATCGTATTGGAAACCTCGGTAACTCACAACCACCTTGTCTCCGAATTCCCAGTCGATCCCATAGCGCGTTTGCGGAGTGTTCAGTAACTTGCCCCGGAATCTTAATTGCGGCTTGCCCGCCGCCAATGCCGCATTACCAACTGCCTCCAGTTCTGCCGTTGCGCTGTAAGTCACATGGCGCGCATCCTCGAACGCCTCGCGTCTATTCCAGATACTCATGCCGATCCGGGGGCTATCGGATACCTCGACAATATCACGCGCCGCTTCTTCTCCCTGCCCGCCCACGTAAATATAGTTCTCTTCGCGCGTGTAATCGAACAGGAGCTCGGGGTCCGAGAGATTGCCCCATTCCTTCGAGAAGATTATTTGATCCGCACCTGTACGATCAACACCCAATTGCTCAGTCGAGGTGATAAAACTGAAACCTACTTGGGTAGTAGTCGCCATGTAGGGCTGCAAATCGAAATACAGGCGCGTCCCCGCGCTCTCGCTGGATGCGCTGATATCTCTCAGCACTTTGAGAACGTTGCGCCAGGCAAACCCCTTGGTGATGCTGGGTGCAGCTCCCAGGTCTGCCGCAACGCCGAAATTGTAACTGCTCCAATCCCGCGCGGCTATTGCCCCAGACCCCATGTTTTCGCGGATAATGTCCTTCATCATATCGTCGGCAAAATCTGTTTTTTCAGCCTGCGCCGATCCGGCGGCATAGGCCACGATGCGTCGGTTTAGCAGGTCATTTTGATCCGGGCCTTCAAGGATTATCACGTCCTCGCCCCTTTCATCTTCGGCATAGGTAATCGCACGGATAAATCCCACCGATACCCAACGCGCCACGCCCTCACCGGGGTTGCGCAAAATTTCTACTATCCCGTCCCTGATGATATATCGGGGATCGAAATCGCCGGGCAACATCAGCGAAAACGCGCCTATGTCGTTTACCACGCGGGCGCAGTCTAGGGAGATGATACTAGATGCCTGAGCAACCCGGAAACCCTGAGGATCGCCAAGCCATATCTCCCAGCCTGCCAGGTCTGTAGCCATCAGGCTGCTACTCCGTCGATGCTCCAGTGCGCGGGGACAAACGAGATAAACGAGGTCATCGTTGGACTGCCCGCCGTATTTACGAAGGCGGATATATCATTGTCGCCAGGTAACAGGTAAAACTCTGCCATATCAGAGTTACGCAGCAGAGCAGTACCGATCACGTTGCCCCGGTGGGAGCTTTCGATCTTTCTGTTTCCCGGCGTCAGGTCAATGGTCAGCGTCTCGCCGCTTTGCAAGGCGTAATTTAGATATAGCGTCTTGCCGGTCGTCTCGTTGCGCAGCCATTCCACTACCGCCGATGTGCCCCCCGAGCGGTTGATGGTGATTTTGGGATAGGCCAGGGACGTTCCTGGATTATTGACCGTGGTGATCTCCGAGGTCGTGGCTGTGCCGGTAGTACTAAATCCTAAATATAGGTCGTCCTCAATACTCAGGATATTATATACAGCCGGCGCCCCAGGTAAATTAACAGATATGTGAAACCAGCTTGAGCCATTCCAGCCAGCATAACGATCAGCCAAAGTTAATCCCCCGGCAGTAGAGAAACCGCCGCCGACCAGCACAATGCCATCTGTTATAATGTGGATTGCGTAGACAATATTATCTGTGCCGCTGCTCAAAGCGAAGAAAGCGGCCCCATTCCAGCTAACAATGTTATTGGCAGATACCCCTCCCGCGCTGGTAAATGTTCCTCCTATGTAAATATTTCCGCTCAGGTCTACGGCAATTACCCTCCCCGTTGTCGAGCCGCCTGCCAATCCTGAACCCATTGCCACGAAAGTGGCGCCGTCCCAATAACCCACATAATTTAGCGTTACCCCATTACCGGTAGTGAAGTCGCCAGTCACATAAACTTTGTTATCTGGATGTACTCTGATTCGTTGTACACCTCCATTCATACCTGTGCCGAGTGCAGACCAGGTTGTGCCATTGTATTGGGCAATATTATCGGCATTGGCAATCCCGTCCCAATCGGTGAAACTACCCCCGATATATAAATTGCCAGAACTATCTAACGTCAAAGTGTGTATAAAATCGAACGTCGCCGTGGAAGGGTTGAAAGCTGTCCATGTCCCACCGCTCACATTCCAGCGCGCCAGCCCTTTGCAGGCTGCGGCGGCTGAGCCGACTGTCGTAAATGGCCCGCCGATCCATACGTCCCCATTGGGAGCGACGGCGATCTCCTCAACAGCCGAATTTACGCCCGAATCCATTGCCACAAAAGTAGTGCCGTTCCAGTAGCAAATGCGGTTGACAGTTACTCCATTGGCAGTGGTGAACACACCGCCGAAATAGATGCGGTCGCGTATTTTGTCATAGGCACTCGTGTAGATAATGCCATTCATCCCCGTGCCCAACTGCCCCCATGCGCCATCGATCCGGGCAATGTTGTAATCCGCGGAGGCTGATTTTGTAGTCGTCAGCGCCGTACTCGCCTCCCCATCCTCATAAAAGAACGGATCGGGAGCCACAAAGCGCAGTCCTACGCGCTCAGTCTTGTCGCTGATTAAATCTTGCATATTCAAGCCATCTTCGTATATAGCCTGAATCTGTACTGGCTTGTTGCTGTTCGCCCCATCATAGCGAAAAGCTATTGGCTGTATTCCATTCACCAGGTCGGGCTTGATGAGATCAATAATGCCCTTGCGTTTAGAATGTAGATCAGTAAACGATGTGCCCCGCACCGAAGATAGCAGGCTGAATACCCTGGGTTCCACTTTGTATCCCAGGTACGTCGCGCCATGCGCCAGGGCGTAGGTTTGCATTCGGTTGGTTATCCGTGGCATTCCCGTGTCGGGATGTTCAAATACGTATAATCCATAATCGGTCAGGTTGGATATCCTTCCCCCGTTTCTGGATTGCGCGCTCCTGGAGCTGGTCGAGGCGTGCTCCTCGCCGTCCCACTCGCAGCCCTCCTGGTCGCCGTCGATATAGGTGGTGTTATAGGATTTCTGGCTGCAATGCCAGCCGTCAGCGTAGAAAATCTCTCCGTTGGCTGAGTTGTTCTTGACCAGGTACAGCCGCCGGGTAGTGGTGGCTGTCTCGGTATAGGTCATATAGACCCGCTGCCAATCGCCTGTGCCAGTGAACGTGGTTGGCGTGCCAAGCACAGCCCCCCCGGTCGTGCCGAAATAGATGCGGTAGGGTATGCTGCTCACACCCTTCACGTCTACCCCGAAAGTATATGTATTGCCGCTGACTAAGCTGACCGTGCCGAAAAACGCGCCGTCATTGACGCCCGTGGTAGGATCGATCTCCAGGCTGTACGAGCCGCGCCGGGATTGGGTTGCTACCCGTGCAAACGTGCCTCCTACTGCGGTATAACCCGTCACTACCGTCTCCAGGCTTGGGTTAGTGACCAGGTTTGTCTCCGCTTCTGGCTCGATAATATACCAGGCCATATTACGCCCCCGCCAATGCTTGCATCAGCATAAACGAGCGGGCGGGATCGACTGTGCGCCCGGCCTCGTTGATGGTCATATTCCAATGATTGGTGATCTGTTTGGTCTGCCAATTGGGGACAATCTCGCCATTCATCTGAGGCATAAATAGTTCCGGGCCACGCTCGCCGACAAGATAGGGCGCGCCAGCAGATACTTCACCCCCATGTTGCCGCCGTCTTTGTGGTATTGTTTCTCCTGGGTGGGGAATAGGGGCATACGGCGGGGGCGAGCCCGAAGATCTATACGTAGTGTTGAACGTTAAATTGTGTTCAGTGGGCCAGTTGCGAATGATCCTGTCGATTTCTTTCAAATCGTCTTTGGTCAACTCTGTATCACTGTCCATCCCGGCAAAAAACTCATCTGCTCTCTGCATTGCACCAGCAGTAGATTGGTCGATCAATCCCCACCCTTCCGCAATCAGAGTTAATGCCTCATATTCGGCCTGGCTCAATCCATCTATCTCTGCCCGCTGAATCAGGATATTGAATAATATCCGCCTGGTGGCCTCGTCGTGTGCGTCGGCATTAGCTGTGATTTGTTCTTGAACTTCGCCAAATTTTACTTTCAATTCCTTCAATTCGTTTTTCTGTTCAGCGGTCAAGTATTTCTTTTGTTCCAGCTCCTCGATCTTCTTGCGCAATTCAATAGACTTATCCACCAGATCGCGTACCTTATCATTGAAGCTATCCAGCTCTTTACCCAGCTCGCCGGCAATCACTTGTTTTAGATCGCTCATGGCCTGCTTCAAGTCAAGCTCTGCTCCGGCGGCATCCCTAGTGATATCAGCCAGTTGACGCGTAGCCTCCGCATTTTTCTGGCGCTGGTCATTCAAAAGTTCTGAAACTTCAATATTTCCCCATTGCGCATCTGTAAGCGCGTATTCCGCCTGTTCTAAATAACGAACCTCACCATATTGTGTCTTTACGATTCGTATGAGATTGCCCGATTCATCGATCATATAGCTGGTACCCTCTAATGCTTTATCCAATGCCATACGATAATCATCGTAGCTTTCTGCGGTATCCCTAATGGCTTTCTCACTTATCCCCATTGCCGTCAGTTCTTCTTCGGCAGTGGCAAGCAGGCGAAATAATTCTTGATATACTGCTGTTACAGAGGGGGCCAATCGTTTTTTGAAGGTATTGGACAAATTTTCGGCTGCGGCCTCGAATTGCATGATCTTTCCGGCATTAGTATCTGCCACGTCGCCTACCCTGCGTATCTGCTGCTCCGCCTGCTCCAGAAAAGCCTGGCGAAACGCCGTGGCAGCATCCAGGCCGGATTGCTCCAACTTCTTGACCTTTGCGTCGAAGCCATCCACGCTCACGCCCAGCGCGTCAAATCTCATCGTGGTCATGTTGGTCAGGGTAAGAACCAACTGGTTCATATCCATGCCCAACGCGCCAGCGACGCGGGTGAGTCTGACCACCTCGCCATGATCCTTCGCTAATCCCAATGCCAGGAAGTCTGTGGCGGCAGACATCAAATCTAAGTCGCTGACCGTTCCCCTGGTTGCGGTGCGCAGATCGGCCAGGAGCGCCTGGCTGGTCGTGCCAATGCTGATCGATAGCCGGTCGAACCTCCCGGCGGTCAGCTCGATTTGCGCTCCCTCTTTGCCCAGATCCAACGCCTTTTTGATCGCCACGCCAAACGCAATAGCAACGCCCGAGACAACCCCAATGGCAGTTGCCAGGGTTCTGAAGCTATCAGTCATCCCACTGCCGGACTTATTGACGTTTGTTTGCGCCTGTTCGGCAGTATCGTCGATCTTCCCCAGCGATTTATTAACTTTGTCAAGCTCTTTGGAAGCTCTATCGACTGCGCTCAAAATGAGCTTGATTTCCGCGCTACCCAGCACCATCTTCCATCTCCTGTGCCAGCCTCATGGACTCATTGAGCAGCCTGGACAAGCCTTTATTGCGCTCGGTCCATTCCGCCCAATTCTCGTTTTTGGCGCGTGCGTTATATGCGGTTACGATATTTTCGGCGATTAGCATTCGTCTGATCTCCCCCGCTCCCAGTTGTCGCCTACCCATCACGGCCTCGACGCCGAACCTGTCTATGTAATTGAGTAATCTAATTTCTTGCGAAGCTGGGCCGCCGTCTGCATACCAATACGCGGCGGCCTTCACTCGTTTGGGACTTCCTCGCTCTCCATAAACAGGTCTGTTATCTCGCGTATCAGCCAGGCAATCAATTTATGGGATGAGGCACGCGGCACAGCCGGGAAATTCTCTAATGTTACATTCTCCGGGAAACCATTGCCCGACAATCCCCACTCTTCCACGCAGGGAAGGATGCCTCCCAGGGCAGCGTAGAATCCACGCGCGCTATCCGTGCCCTGCTCCCTGATCTCTGCTAAAGCATCCTCGAAGGCGAATACCATCGGGAATGTTAGCGGATCGTGGAGCGTCACCTTGCCAGGCCAGCGTTTTATAGGCGATTCGATGATCTTGCCCATTATGTGATTATCGCCGTGCCCCAAGCTGGCGCAGTGCCCGGAAATGGCACAAAGCGGGCCGAATACATCTCGCCTTCGACCTGGTACTTGGTGCATACATAGCCGCTGGTTGCGCTGGGAGCCACGACCCCGAACGCCGGATCGCCGGTTGTCCAGTAACCGCGAATGCCGAACCCAACCCACAGGCCCAGGGGCGTGGTGAAGGTCGGCGCGCTGATCGGCTGCAAAACGGTATGGCTGCCTGATAATACCGGGGCCGCCCCACTGGCTGCCAATGCTCCTGCCGCCAGGTTGCTGAATGGCCCGGTAACATCGATCGCCGCATCTGGATGAGCTGCCAAATAGCCCTTGACTTGATCCTGGTAGGCGGTCAAATCGCTTTCGTCATAGACGAAGCCCACCGGCGAGATAGTGTTCACCGGGATTTCGCGCGGCGTGCCCGCGCTATCATCCACCGCGAACCTGGTCCACTTGCTGACTGTTCTTCCTGTTGCCATATTCAATCCCTCCTAACTTTGATTATCCGCGCACGAATGCGCTTACAAACGTAACTGTGGTTGCCGTTCCTAAAGCCAGTTGCCATCTCAGATATTGCCTGACGGTCGCACCTGTCCCTAGGGCTACCAGCCCCGCCGATCTGACCGCGCAGTTGATCGATCCCGAGGTTGCCCCAGAGAGGGCCAGGAACGCGACATTATCCGCGCTATCATCCACGCTCAGGGTCGCGGTGCCATTTCCTGCCAAAACCTGGTAGACGAAGTAACCGCCCCTCGTTGTGAATGCGCCAGTGTAATTGTCGATCCCAGTCCCCGTGTTGGCAGCCGTCTCTGCTCCATTAGCGTGCAACAACTGCCCCCACGGCCCGGCATACAGAAGCGAGGTAGCATCGGCAGGCCATCCGCTAAACGGGATGCTTGCTACCACCGCTCCGCCATCGTCTTCCAGGCGGTAGGCAGATTGTAGAAACTCGCCGCAAAACGCCGGGTCGCCAGCCGCGGGCTCGGCGCGGATACCTTTGGCGACGATGACCGTGCGGTTATTAGGAACCGTGCCCAATACCGCGTGCAATCCCGTGGTTGCCGTGTTATCGAAAATCGCATTCAGCACACCCAGATTGCATTGCACATGGTTCCCGAGATAGCCCTTTACGGTATCTGTCCAAGCGGTCAAGTCGGCCTCGTCCTGCTCGATCAACAACGGACCAATCGAGCGCCCAAAGCCGCTGAGATCATATCCGCTAACATAAAACCTTGTCCATTTTTCTAGCGTTCTGCCAGTTGCCATATTTCACCGCCCTAATTCACAAATTCTGTCACCCTGAACACAAAGCGGCAGCCTAAAAACTGATTACCTGCCGGGTCTGGGACCGGACCAAACTCCAGAGGGCTGAGAGGCACAATATCCACCCCCCCGCTAAAGGTGTTGATCGCTATTACCGCATCCAGGATGGCCGCTGCTTTTGTGACCATTTCATCATACACATCCAGGCCGGTACGCCCGGCGCCGATTGGCGCAAACAAAAACGTATAGTTCAGGTTATAGCGCGCCGTCTGTAGCGCCACGCCCCCACCGCCGAAGCTGTTGCGCTCCAGCTCGAAATCAGTGATAAATCCAAGCGGCTCGGGGAACAGCACTGGCGCTCTCAATACCCCGCTTGAGGGGATCTCATCCAGATCGAGTATCCTCACGCCGGACACTTGCAGCGCCCCGATGCTATTTGTAACCTCGACAATCTGGAGCGCCATCAGATCCGCCTCTTGTATCTGTTGATGATCTCGTTCGCCCAAACCGGAAGGCTGCGCGGGGTGACGATTACACCAGCCGGGGTAGTGATGGCCGTGGTCTCTACGTTCTCCCCGTAGCGACTGCGATATAACATACGGGCGATTTCCAGCGTCACTTGCTGGGTATCATCATGATGGTTATATCCCCTGACCGCGGTTCCGTCGTTATGTACCGCCGCGGTGCTGCCATTTTCCCCTCTAGCCACAACGGTTACATTATTGCCGCTCACGCTGGCAACGATCATTAATTCATTCTCAATTCTGATCAGTTGTCCAGCATAACAGTTGGACGCGTTTGTCATGGTAATAGTCAGGTCTGACGCGCTGAGCTGAGCCCCTTCGTTAATGGTGGTAAGGCTGGTGAAGCCGCGAATGGCATACTCCTCGCGATATCCCCATATCCCATGCGCATCGATGACCTGCTCCGCGTCAGCCGAGGCGGAAGCGACAAACAGGATCGAGGATACATCCCTCAGCTTGAGCATATACTTAGGATATTCGCTCTGCGGTAGCAATACATATTCCGTGCTGGCAATCGTGGTATCGTCGCCATTGGTGAGCGTCAATAGTTCCAGCAGGTCGTCGCTAAACCACAGGTAACTATCTCCGGGCACATCGTAGCTGCGCGTTTTGACGTGCGGATAAAATACACGGCTGCACAGCGCGTCGAAACGCCGGGAGGCCGTCTCGATCATGCCCTCTATTACCGCATCGTCAAACAGGTCTATATCCGGAGAGCCACCTGAGCCAGATAGATACAGCTTGAAATCGGGCAGCGAACAATAGCCATTAAGGATACTCATATTCCCACCCTTTCACACAGGGGGAGCGAGTGGCGGATTGCCCTTACCTGTAAATTTCCGCCTGTCATCTTATCCACCATTGTCCTTTCTCCTGACCTCGCTCCCATTACGCCACCAGTGCGTCCAGCCTCTTAGCGGCCATTGGATTCAATACCTGGTAAGCCATCCCGTATCACCCCTGCATAACAAAGTTGAAATGCACTGAGCGCACCCAATCCTTACCGATAATCGCCTCGAAATCCGGTCGCCGTGAAAATCCCTCACTGTTGAATAGATACTCCCACCATGCCCAGGGCGCTTTTGTTTGATGATGGTCGACCTTGTCCCATATAGACGGTGATTTGCAGATGGAGCCAATCAACAACCCACCCTGTTTCAGGTGGTCGTGGATATTGTTGAATAGTCCCGGCATATCCTCTTCCTTGATATGCTCGAAGAACTCCCAGGCCGTGATTACATCGAATTGATAGGGCAGGCCATTCCCAACATGCAGAACAAACGGCTTGGTGACATCACAGGTAAATAGCGATTCCGAGATGGTCGCCCATTCTGCGCGCTGGTGTAGCAGGTTATAATCAGAGCCTTCCAGTCCCACCGCGACATGCCCCTCTTCGATCAGGCTTCTTACCATTCCACCACCCGCGCAACCAAGATCGAGCACGCTGGCTTTGTAGCCTGTGAACAATTGGCGCAGCTTGACGTTGAATTTCAGATTGACGCTGTTATCTCGCGCCGTGCTGCGCGGCTCGATATGATCGGGGCTGTCCAGGGCTATGGGATGGTCGGTGTCGAGATAGAATTTCATTGGCTCACACTCTCTACCTGATATTTGGCCCGTTGTCCACCCGCGGCGGTTATGCGATCGTCATATTCGTGGATATACTGGAAGTTCTCACGCATAATCCCCAGCTTTTTACCCATCTCAAATGCCTGATCCGTTTTTTCCTTCAAAAACGCCCTGAGCTGGTTCAGCGCGGCGACCTGCCCAGTCTGCATCCAAACATTCCATACGTACTCGCATTTCCCTCCCGAGTGGTGCATATCCCCCTTCAGCTTGTCGCCATCAATCTGCGCCTGCGCGGAAACCCGCTCATATTCCTGGCGGCTGATTTGGTTAGTGCGCGCCAGATAGCGTTCCGCCTCTCCTAGCGCGCCCTCTGCCTCGCCTGCCTTTTTGGCAAGCTCTTCCAGGTTCAGAGATAATGCTCCCACCTTCTCATAGTTGTTTTCGAGCATTGCCCCATCAAGCCGCCGCTGCACTCTTTCCATTGCCTGTTTATTCAGGCGCGCCGGGGTGCTAAGCTCAGTAATCCGTCCCTCGTAATACGATTTGGAGATTTGCAATTCTCCCTCGTATCCATAGATGGGCTGCCAGAACTCAGAATGCCAACACTGTAAGTCAAGATTTATCCCGCGCCCGTGCGCGAAGCCGATCCAGAACGCATAGTTGATGGCCTGGTAGTGATATTCAGTTCCGCTGGTCAACTCGCTCCCATATAGGGCGATATCTTCATAGCCCAAATGGATTGCCAATGCCAGCGCCATTGCCGGGGTGCTCCTCAGGTAGCGGTATGGGACAAGTTTAAGCACTTCCTCTAGCGGATAGCGTACTGAATTGGGTACGCGCTCATCCCGCTCGATCATCCATATCTGCTTACCTGGACCGTGGTTCTGCTGCAACCATTTCCAGTGATCCTTGTTTACCCAGTTTTCATCAGACGAGTAAACTTCGGGCTGGTGCATCTGGAAAGAGGCATCCCAGCGGCGGTACACCTCGGGTTTTTGCGGGCTCTCATTAAAGAGCCAGATTTCATATTCGTTATTTTCGTAGGGAGCAAATTCCCGTGTTGCCGGATGGCTCCCCACGATTGCTAGTTTTCGGTTGGGAGAGGTAGATACCCTCTCCCAACCATTGTTTTTCCAGGTCAATACTCCTGACCCTTTCACGGTTACGCAGAAGCGGAAGCCGTTGCTGAGATATGCGTCGCCTGCTTGTAGCGTGGCTGGATAAACGCAATCACGGAAGTCAAAAAGGCAGTCATGTCTGGCGTGTCGGTCAAGACCACGCGCACATAACGGTAATCATTGGCTGCTAAATCATCCGGGTCGATCTCGATCCACACGTTGACATCATCATCGGTAGATGCGAGTGTGACGCCGGTGGTATCAGCAGTCGTGATTGCCCCCCAGGTATTGGCTCCCGCAACCCCAGAGAGGCGATAGCGGAAGGCGATTGCCGCCTCTACTCCGCCTTCGGCAGTTGCCGCCTGAACGGTAACGACCTCTGAGTCAGACGCGGTTGCACTCGTGATTGCACCAACCAACACCAGGAAAGCTGCTTTTTGAGCATTGCGCAAATCCACATAGCCGGTGGTCGTAATGGTGCTGGCGATATCCTGTGGAGACAGGAGCGGGACGATATTGTCGTATTGCACAAACGGGTTCATTTTATTTACCTCCTCATCTCCCTATGCGCTCGCGGCCGTCAGAACGACAAACGGCGACAGGGTATTGCCCGCATCAAACGGGGTCAATGCCGAGTTCCACAGCGGTTGCCCATCTGTCCGATAGATGAAACGAAAAGCAGTCTCATCGGTCAAAAACTGGACGTGGATGGATGAGGCCGACTGAACCCCGCCCTTGCGGATGGTCTGATACTGGGACATCGAAGCCAGCATTAGATCGCCCGTGGTGCCGAGCGCGGCGGTGTACTCCGTCTCGATATATGGTTTCCCATAGATCGAGAACGAGGGATCGCCTTGCGCGCCGCCATTCACCGGGAGCAGCAACGGGAAGTTACCGATAACCAGGTTGATGAGCTGCGGGAAGATAGACGAGTTGGCGAACCAGACATAGTCGTTTACCCCAGCCCAACGCCGTGACCACATGTTGGCGATATCGGTTGCATCGATCTCGTTAGCATCGATACGGGTTACACTCACCAGGCATGGCGAGTTCATGACGCCCAGGGGCTTACCCGCGCCATTGCCATTGATATACGCATCCTCAACCTGGAAGCGGAGCTCCTCGGGAACGGTGCGGTTCAGCCAGGAGGCCAAAGCGACCGTATCGGCCAGTTGCTCATCCGTTGCGTAGCACAGAGCTGCCACCTTTTTGAGCTTCAATTCCATCTGGCGAAAAGCAGGCCTGCTTGCCGTGATAGTACCGGCCTCGGCAACCCAGTAGCCACGCAGCCCACCCCAACGCGAGCCAGTGGCCCGGCTGGTTTCGTTCACCGCGTTATACAGCATGGAGTTGGAGTTCGGCCCGATCTCATCAGCGGCGACACGCTGCAAAACCTCACCAGCCTTATACATCCGCTCGATGATCCCGCTTGCGACCTGCGGCGCCAGTAGATAGCCGCCATCAGCAGGCACGCCCTCCGAAAGGCCAGTGGCCTTCAGTGGGCGCAGGCGCGGATCCTCGTTCCCGGGGTACAGGTACGCGGTCTTGACGGCTGCAAAATACTCGCCCGCCGGAAACGGTTGGTCTGCCTCGTCTATGGTGACTTGTACGCCATCCTTGACGGCGGGCAGTTCCTTCAGCGCCTTTTCGACGCCGGCCTTGATCGCGGCCTCAACATCCACGGGGGATGTCGACTGAATATCCTCAAATAACTCAATCCGAGATTTGTGGGCTTTCGCCTCTTCCATCAGCTTTTCGAGCTTCTTTGCCTCGTCCTCGGAGAGATCGGACTTTTCAGCCAGGGCCTTGATTTCGGATCGTAACTTTTCGTACTTCTCTTTGAGGTTCATTTGTGATTCCTCCCTAAAGTGTTTCCAAAAATGCCTTTGCCCGCAATTGGACAAAGTTTCGTTTCCCCTCTATTTCCTCGCCGTCTTGCGCCGCCGGTGTCGCGTCACCAGCCGGATCGTCATCCATAGGCAATTTATCGAGTGGAGTAATGCTCAATGATTTGAGCGGTACTGCTGTATTTCGTGGCTCTGCTGGGATGATGGTCAAGGTATCGTCCAATCCCAGCGGCCAGTATTTGATCCAGGTTGCCTTACCCTTCTTCTCTAGTTGTACAAGGTTGGGCAATGTCCCCGACGACCATCCGAGCTTTCCTTGTTCGGCCAAGGAATAAAGAAATTGCTCGTATTTATCCCGCCTCTTCAATTGGGTCTCTGCCCAAATCCCGAAATCATCCGTCTTGTGTATCGCTTTGCCCAGTACGCGCTTACTCAATACCGGATCAAGGCCATGCTCGAAATAAACCGTCCCGGTTTCAGCATCACCGAAATCGGTATCTTTAGTAAAGAACTCGCCTGTTAGATCGGGGTCCTTGTCCGTAGTAAAGCGCACCAGGTAGCCGCCGATTTTGCCATCCCCCAGGGCTTTGACTGCCTCACCAAAGTACACCAGGGTTTCCTCATTCAGGGACTTCCCCTCCCACATGCTGTTGCACATAGCAACGGCCATATCTTGGTTTTCGGCGCTGCCATCGTGCATAACCATTGGGATACAGCGGCTAACGAAATCCTCTCTGCTTTCCCCCGCGTTCGGTGTTGGCATTACATTTCCTCCCTACAAACAAAAACGCCCATCTCACCTGGAGACGGGCGCAAAATGCGGCGGTATCCTATCTATGCCGGGGCCTTACGGCGTGGGCGCTTTTGATTGCTACCGTTATTATATCACGATAATCCGCTAACGCTGTCGGCAATCCTGCCGCCATGATCGTCTAGTTTCGTATCAAATTTTTCGCTGACCAGCCAGCGTTTCTCAATCGCCTTGACGATCATCAGAAGCGCACGCCGGATCATCAGCCAAAACTCTCGGTCTGTCATAGCCCCGCCCTCTTCAATCCCTTTTTTACTGCTGCTTGTAACTTTTCCTGTATGCGCCCAGCGCGTTCCCTAATAATTTGGGGCAATGTTTTCCAGCCTATAATGCGCATCATATTTGCCTGTTGTCCTACCTCGGAGCCATGCACATATTTGGCATACGCCGTATCATTGACTATAATCGCCCCCTCGCTTTTGCCGATAATTTTCCAATTGCGTCTTAGTGCCTGTGTGCGTTTATGGGGCACTGTAATCTCGCCCGATTTTAGAGCAGCAAAAAAGAAGCGCCGTTGCTTATCGCTCTGAAATGTCTGACCATAAGCCTGTTGCCTCGTTACGCGTTTTTGGGCCGGGTATGTACGGAGCACATTCAGCAAGTAATCGGCCACATCATCGATTGCCGCATTCTTGACCTCTAAGGGCACGCGCTCCAGGGCCTTCATAACCAGATCCAATCCCTCTATATCGATACCAATTAGCTCATCGCTCATTGATATAATATCCCTGGTGACGGGGTGCGGGTCACCAGCCCGCTATAAGGCCAATGCGGAAAAGCGTTCGGCAAATTGCCACTCTGCAAAGTAAGCATCGGCAGGCGGGCTTTCATATCGGTATCCCGCCTCGCGTTACCGGCTCCTCAGTATACTGATAACGGCAATCACATCTCCATCCGCCACACTCAAGATACGGATTGGGCGGGTGCTGCGGTCTCACGCCGCTGGCTTGCCATTCGGCTG